ATGAAAGATATGTATGACAGCTTTGCAGCCCTTTCTGCTTCTGAATCGGAGTACCGGATTATTTATGAGGAGAAAAACGAAAGTGAGCTTATCGTCCTCGGTGTCCACGGCGGCAGAATTGAGCCTGGCGTCAGTGAGCTGGTGCGGGCATTTTCCGATCAATGTTCCATTTATTTGTTTGAAGGTGTGAAGCAGCGAAACAACCGTTCCTTGCACCTGACAAGCACTCGTTTTGACGAGCCGCTGGCTTTAGAAAAAGTGAATGCCCACCATTACGCATTAGCATTTCATGGGTATCATGATCCTAAAACTCCGCATACATTGGTCGGAGGCGCGGACCGTAAAAAAGCCAAGCGCATTTGTGAGCAGCTGAATGAAGCTGGCTTCAGCGCCGAGCTCACGAGTGAGAAAGACCGGCTGGCAGGTGTCCATCCGAAAAATATTGTCAATCGGACGAAGAGGGAAATGGGACTGCAATTGGAAGTAAGCACGGCACAGCGAAAGGCGTTATTCCGCAATTTTGGCTGCCGTGATGAAAGTTACACACAAAACGATCTGTTTTATCGATATGTGGAAGCCATTAAGCTTGGCTTTTATGAATAAATATAACGGGACCTGCACGATCGGCCTATTCCTTCATACGCTGGGGTTGTGCGAAAGTGTAGGGAGGAATGAATATGTTTTATCATATAAAAGAGCTTCAATATCAAGCAAAGCCAGCACGTCCTGATCCTGTCTATGCAAAAAAACTTCAAGAAATACTGGGCGGCCAATTCGGTGAGATCAGTGTCATGATGCAATATTTGTTCCAAGGCTTTAACTGCAGGGCGGACGCCAAATATAAAGATTTGTTATGTGACGTAGGTACTGAAGAGATTGCACACGTAGAAATGTTGGCGACGATGATTTCCAGGCTTCTGGATAATGCACCAGCCGATGTACAGGAGGATGCTTATAAAAGCAATCCCGCCATTGCAGCAGTTATGTCAGGAATGAATCCTCAGCATGCGATTGTGTCCGGTTTGGGTGCAATGCCAGCAGATAGTGAGGGCTATCCTTGGAATGCCAAATACATTATTTCAAGCGGGAATTTGCTGGCGGATTTTCGCGCAAACTTAAATGCGGAATCTCAAGGACGCCTTCAGGTGACTCGGCTGTATGCGATGACCGATGATCCAGGGGTAAGGGATATGCTGTCATTTTTGATTGCAAGGGATACTTATCATCAAAATATGTGGTATGCGGCTATTAAAGAGCTGGAAGAAAGAGAACGGGATATTGTCGTTCCAACAACATTCCCGCGTGAGCTCGAAAAGCGGGAAGTGGCCTATGACCTGTTTAACTTTTCCAGAGGAGATGAAAGCTCACAGGGGAGATGGGCTCATGGCGAAGCCTTTGACGGCCGGGGAGAATTCCGGTATATTCCGGCCCCGATTGCATTCGGGCCTGCGCCTCATCTTAAACCGGCGCCAATGTGGGTGCATAATACGATGCCCCCAATGTCAAAATGCTAGTTTTTCTGCCGGGCTGAGGATATATATTCCCAGCCCGTTTTTGATCAGCTGTATTTGCCGATATGATATAACGCTTTTTCTTCAGCGACCTGCAAGTGCTGCTGATCGCCTTCCTCGTACACAATTGGCCGCTTGTGTGATAATAAGTAAGCGAGCCTCTTCTGAAATTGAATACCTGCTTTACGCCGTTCAAACATTTCAAGCCTTTTTTCAGCAAATTCCTTTGTTACCCGGAATACCCCCGCGATTGTGGCAAGCGCCTGGCTTCTCCATTGCGGCAGTTCCATCTGCAACAGCATAAAGGTTGGCACACAGAAGTGGTACATAAATTGATTCGCCTGAAATTCCTGCAGTTCCCTGAAGAGCTTGTTCATCTGAAAATGATTGCCTGCATGCTTTAACACGTGGCACAGTTCATGGCCAAAATCTTCCCATTGCTCTTCCCGTGATTTTCTCTGATTCAATACGATACTATACATGCCGTCGTATTTGACCATCATGCTCCCCATATCCTCAAAATGAACCCAAATATCCAGATCCTTTGCGATTTTCAGCATGTCAATGTGATGGGGGGAGGTGATGCCCAGCCGACTGTATAAATTTTTTACGTATTCCTCCAGATGTGATAGGTAATCGCCCAATTGAATACTCCCTTTCGAACGTGTGTTCTGTTTTTAGCGAGAAAGAAAAGCCCTTATAGGACTGAAAAGTGTGTTGAAATCTTTCCCTTTTCTTAAAAAAATAAACACTTTTTTCTTTATATCGGTCTATTTTTCATATGTTTTAGAGAACAGAGTAATATTTATTTATTTTTTGGTTTCCGATTTTTCTCTTTTTCTTTTAAATAGTTGATAAATTCAATGGCTTGCTGTTTGCTTTCTGGGGAAAAATCCTGCATATCACGGTATGCTACTTGCAAGTCCGGATCTGAGAACATATCGTCATCGGATTTTTTGTCTTTCCCTGTTAATAAGTAATCAGTCGTTACTTGAAAGTAATCAGCCAGCTTTTGGAGTGTGTCGTAATCAGGTTCGCTTCGCCCGTTTTCATAGTGGGAATATCGTGCCCTTGACACACCGATGTGAGATGCGATTTCTTCCTGTGTCCTTTTCCCTCTGAGACTCTTCAATCTGCTGCCTATCATACTATGACCTCTCTTTTTTAAACTCCCTAAGTTACTTATGATTATAGATACAATCTGTATCAAAATAAAGTTATGATAAAAAAAGTATCAAAAATAACTTGATGATACAGATCGTATCGTTTATACTTGGTAACAGTTGATACGAAATGTATCTAAAACAGATCAGGAGAGTGATCACATGTATCCAATCCAAATTGTTTTTAGTGAAAATCCCATAGATCAACGCCATCTCGGACAATCCGGCGGCACCATATCGTTTACGGCATGCGGCCTTCCGGTGTTCCACTTTGAAACGCAAGAACAGTTTCAAACATACATGATGTTAAAAGGAGAAGCGGCGTACAATGAAAACCGATAAAAGCTATCCTTTTCCTACGTATTCAGGGTTATTGAATTCAGAACATTATGACAAAATCGGTCCGGCGCTATGGCTGTTTCTCTGGTTCATCAGCGCAACAACAAAAGAAATTGAAAAAGACGGCGTATGCTGGGGAATCGTACTTGGCCATAAGCCGTTAAAAGCGAGAGAAATGGCGGCTGTTTTCGGGGTGAGTGAGAAAACCGTCAGAAGATGGCTGGAGCTTCTCGAAACCCATGAGTACATAAAGGCTGTCCGCGCGCCATACGGACTGATGATTTCTGTAAAGCATTCCAAAAAATTCAGTTTCAGATCGGACAAAATTGCACACCGGAGCATAAAGGAGCGGCCATTTTCGCCGCAGGCACCGGACACAGACGTCCGCTCAGATAAAGATAACACAAATATAAATACTGCTGCTGATGATGCAGTGGATTACATTGCGAAGCGGTTTACACAATTACGTTCGGCTCAAGAAGGACGCACCGTGTATCCTTCCTCCAGAGATTATCAAGCCATCGCCCGTATTGTTGCCATTGGCGTTCCTGTAACACAAACAATCAAATGGCTTGAGGAATGCTTTCAAGCCTTTGAAAACCGGCGGACCGCCGCTTCAGAAACAATCAAGGCCTTTCGCTACTGCTCAAAATTCATTGAAGACCGTTTTTTAGCGCAGCAGGCGAAAAACAATGCCGCAATTCAACATGAGAGGATGGAAAGACATGACAAAACGAACAATCGAGCAAATTTTAGAGGAGCTGCGAAGAGGGAGACGTCCATTACTGGCGGACAAACCGGCCGAATCAGACGCAAGCCGGTATGATTGCCCGCGATGCAAGGATCAGGGAGGCTATCTCATCCGGCAGAACGGCCTGGAAGTCTGGACAATGTGCAGCTGCATGGCAGAACGGAAAGTGAAGCGGCTGCTCGGTGCCAGCGAGATTACCCACGCCTTCAGACAACTGGGCTTCAGAGAATTCCGCACGGAGGGAAAGCCGCAGGCCATAAAAGACGCGTTTGAATGCGCAAAAGAGTATGTGGCCGATTATGAACAAATCAAGGAGAGCCGGAAAAACAGCATCGCCCTTTTAGGACAGCCCGGATCAGGGAAAACGCACCTTTTGACCGCTGTTGCCAATGAATTAATGAGAACACGCCATGTGCCGGTCATTTATTTTCCGTTCGTGGAAGGCTTTACCGATCTGAAAAATGACTTTGACCTTTTGGAAGCGAAGCTGAGCCGGATGAAGCAAGCAGATGTACTGTTCATAGATGACCTGTTTAAACCGGTTAACGGCAAACCGCGCGCCACAGATTGGCAATTAGAGCAAATGTATTCGGTACTTAACTACCGCTACTTAAATCATAAACCAATTTTGCTTTCAAGCGAGCTGACGATTGAAACACTTGTACGGGTCGATGAAGCGCTCGGCACGAGAATCTACGAAATGTGCAGCGACTATTTAGTGATTATCAAAGGAGCAGCGTACGAGCTGAATCATAGATTGGAGGGTGTCAGATAATGTGCAAGCTTTGTCAAACAAAGAAAGTCATTGTGGAGCATACCGAAATTGGAGCCGTTTTTCATCCATGTCCGAACTGCCGGTCCGGCACTGATTTAACGCCGGTCATTCGAAAGCTGGAGCAAATGTTGACAGCGGAAAAAGCGAGGCTGAATGTCCATGATTAAACAGCTGACTGCTCTTATCGCTTTGCTGTTTCGGGCAAAGCGAACAGAAAAAAACATTGAACAATGGTATAAGGATGACGGGAAGTGAAAGTGTTGGCAAAAACAAAACAAGCAGAGAAAAGCCCTGCACCGTGGCGTGCTGTCCCGTGCGGGGATACGAAACCGATCTATATTTATTCAGCGTACAGTGAAGAAGAAAAAGAAAAATTCCCATATTCAAACGGCCGGCTGATCGCCGCTGTATTTGACCTCAGCTCTTATTCGCAAAAAAGCAATGCCGCCTTGATGGCGGCTGCACCTGAACTGCTGGAAGCGGCTAAAGCAGCTCTTGATTTTCTGAAAGGGAATTCTGTTCATTCAAAGGAGCGCATTATTCAGCTATTAGAAAAAGCCAATACAAGCGCTGCACCGGAAAGGGAGGAAAAGAAACATGATCAATCCTAAAAAACTGCTAGATATTGATTCTATCACGCTGGAGAGCCAGCTGGAGGACGGAAAAATCCGCGTGATCATTGTGGATGGCATCAAGCAAGAAGCATGGATCACAGAAGCGCCGGAGCATGGAAAAACGCTCGTCGAAACGAGAAAGGGAGACCTTGCCCGCGTGGAGTTTGAAATCGGCTACAAATTAAATTAAAGCGAAAACAGAATACGTCCAAGACGGAAAGCCTGCGGACACTGATCAACTGCACAGCATTTGTGCGTTGATTGGTGTCCGTTTTTTATTGCCAAAAATGAGGAGGATCATAGAATGCAAGACTTACTATTTGAATATAAACGCACGCTAAAACAAACAAGAATACAATATAAACCGCTCGCTGAAGCAGATGAATCCGTGCTTTCAGCTGAGGAGCTGAAAGATAAAAAGATCATTAGAAATATCATCACGGATCTTGAATATATAACAGAATGGCTTGAAAAAGGAAGACAGCCTGGCATCAGACGGGCGATTGACCGGCGTGATGCCTACCAGCGGCTGATGATCAAGGACCCGAGAATCATCGAATCATTTTCAAGCACAATGATGGTTGAGCCGGACGGGCAGGTATCAGAAGAAGACAGAGAGAGAATCCAAGAAGCGTTATCCCTGTTAACGGACAGAGAAAAAGAAATGTTTTTGCTGCATAAGGTAGAGTGCTTTTCTTATGAACGGATCGCTGATCTTCTCGGTGTGAAAAAATCAACTGTGCAAACGACCATCAAACGGGCAATCGTAAAGATGCAAAGACAGCAGGAAGAAATGAATCGATCGCTTGCCTGAAAGCTTGTCATACGTTTGCCACCTATAAGTGAATAGAGCATGACACATAAGCGGCTGGCACGATCAGCCGCTTTTATGAATAGACATCCATGCTGGAGGTGGCGGTGATGCCGTAGCATGAAAACACAACAGCGCGAACAAGCATTAGCAATCTATCAACAACATCAAGGAAAGATCACAAATCGGGCGATCGCGGACACAATCGGCGTTTCCGCGAAAACAATCGGCATCTGGAAAAAACAAGACAAATGGAAAGAAGCCATGTTTTCTGAAACCAGAAACGAACAAACACAGCGCCGGATAGACAATGAGGAATTAAATGAACGCCAGCGGCTGTTTTGCCTGTATTACGTCAAAAGCTTCAATGCCACACAGTCAGCAATTAAAGCGGGCTATTCTCCGGACAGCGCCCATGTGACGGGCAGCCGGCTGTTAAAGAATGAAAAGGTCGCTGCTGAAATCAGACGCATTAAAAAAGAAATGGTCAGTGAAATGTTTATTGAAGCGATGGACGTGCTGCAGGTTTATATCAAGATCGCTTTTGCGGATATTACGGACTATGTGACTTTCGGAAAAAAAGAGGTCCAGGCTGTCGGGAAATCGGGACCGCTGTTTGATGAAGATGATAACCCGATTATGAAGGAAATCAGCTTTGTCGATGTCAAAGATTCCGGGCTCGTTGACGGCACCATTGTGACGGAAGCGAAGCTTGGCAAAGAGGGCATCGCCATCAAGCTTGCCGATAAAATGAAGGCGCTTGAGAAGCTGTCCTTATATTTTGATTTGTTTCCGGATCAATTTAAACAAAAAATTGAAAACGAAAAATTAAAGCTTGCAAAACAAAAAGCGGAGAAAACAGATGACAGCCAAGAGCCGATTGAAATCATGATCAAACGAAAAGAGGCCAAGCCATGATTGTAAAAGAAATCAACCCTCATTTCGAAGATTATGTGTTCAATTGGGAGCAGACGTACCAGTTTCTCGTCGGCGGCTACGGCTCATCCAAAAGCTATCATACCGCATTGAAAATCGTGTTAAAGCTGTTGAAGGAAAAACGGACGGCCCTTGTCATCCGCGAGGTGTTCGATACCCATCGGGATTCGACCTTTGCCTTGTTTCAAGAGGTGATTGAAGAGCTCGGCCTCACAAAGGCTGTGGCATCCCTTTCTTCCCCGCTGCAGCTGCGGTTTCAAAACGGCAGCCGGATCATGTTCAAAGGAATGGACAATCCGGCAAAATTGAAGTCAGTTCATAACATTTCATTAATATGGATTGAAGAGTGCTCAGAGGTGAAGTATGAAGGCTTTAAGGAATTAATCGGACGTCTTCGCCACCCTGAGCTGAAGCTTCATATGATCTGCACCACTAATCCCGTCGGCACCTCCAATTGGACGTACCGGCATTTTTTTCGGGATGAACGCAATAAACGGTTTGTGCTTGATGACAGCGAACTTTACGAAAAGCGGACGATTGTTAAGGGAGATACGTATTATCATCATTCCACAGCGAATGACAACCTCTTTCTCCCGAAAAGCTATGTGAAACAGCTCGACGGGCTCAAGGTGTATGATCCTGACCTGTACCGAATTGCCCGTAAAGGACGATTCGGCGTCAACGGGATCAGAGTGCTGCCGCAGTTCGAGGTGCTCCCGCATGGCCAAGTAAAAGAACGCATCGCAGCCATCAGCAAGCCGATATTTCGCACAGGCATGGATTTTGGATTCGAGGAATCCTACAATGCCGTCGTCCGGCTCGCTGTCGACCCTGAAAAAAAATACCTCTACATTTATTGGGAGTATTATCAAAACAAAATGACAGATGACAGGACGGCTGAGGAGCTTCGTGAGTTTATTGACACACAGGAATTGATCAAAGCCGACTCTGCTGAGCCGAAAAGCATCCAATATTTCCGCCAGCAGGGTTTTCGGATGGTCGGAGCCAGAAAGTTTCCCGGCTCCAGACTTCAATACACCAAAAAGGTGAAACGATTCAAAAAAATCTTCTGTTCGGACCGCTGTGAAAATGTCATCTATGAGCTCAAGACGCTAACGTATGCTAAAGATAAAAACGGCGCGCTGTTAGAGGATGAATTTACGATTGACCCGCATACGCTTTCTGCCATTTGGTATGCGCTAGATGACTATGAGGTTGCTGATATGAAAGAGACAGCACACAAACGAATCCGGCCCAACCGGGAAAGGAGGAGGTCATAAATGATGCACAATCAAACAGTCAGAGCGACTGTGTTCAAAGCCAATGCCGCCGTTCCTCAGACAAAGCAAATCTATGAAGATGACTTTTCTGAGCTGTACGGAGAGGATATTATCGCACCGCCCTACAACATCATCGAGCTTAAGACCATTGCTGAATATTCGACGATTCTTCAGCAATGCATTGATGCGTACAGAGTGAATATTACAGGTTTTGGATTCGATGTTGAGTACACGTTTGATGTTAACGCAAGTGACGTTGATCAGACGAAAAAGAAAAGAGCGGAAAAAGAATGGGCTAGACTTGAAGCCTTCTATAAATGTCTTCACTTTGACGAATCAGCCGAAATGATTTTAGGCTATGCCATCGAAGACAGAGAAAAAACAGGCAACGGTTTTATGGAAGTGCTTCGCGACGGGATGGGAAAACCGGCCGGCATTGAATATTTAGATGTGAAAAATATGCGTGTATGCGGAGCCGGTGAACCTGTTGAGGTCTCATTTGTATATGAAGAAAACGGGAAAATGAAAAGGATCAAAAGGCAAAAACGCTTCCGAAAATATGTGCAGATGATCAATGGAAAGAAAGTATTTTTCAAGGAATACGGCGATCCGCGAAAAATGGACATGCGCACGGGTGAATATGTAAACACATTAGCAGAAAAGCATCAAGCGAATGAAGCCATTCACCTCAAAATCGGAAGCGGCGTGTACGGCGTGCCCCGCTGGGTCGGCAATATCGTCAACTTATACGGAGCCCGAAAAGCGGAAGAGCTCAATTTTATGTATTTTAAGCAGGGCCGTCACGTACCCGCTGCAATCACAGTGGAAAACGGGATGCTGTCGGAAACTTCTTACCGAGAGCTGCAAGAGTATATGAATGATCTTGAAGGCGTGGAAAACGCGCATAAATTTCTTCTGATTGAAGCGGAAGGAATCGCAAAAGAGAAGGATCTCCATGGAGGCGAGGATATTACGCCAGTGTCCGTGGAAATCAAATCCTTGGCGGAAATTCTGCAAAATGACGCCTTGTTTCTTGAATATGATGAAAAAAGCAGAAATAAGCTGCGCTCGGCGTTCCGCCTCCCGCCGCTGTATACAGGCGAGGCTCAGGAATACAACCGGGCGACAGCTGATACGGCTAGAAAAATTACGGAGGAGCAGGTCTTTCAGCCGGAGCGAAAAACGCTCGTGAATAAACTGAACACGCTGCTTTTGCCGGAGCTGAATATTCATGATGTCAGGCTGACATTAAAAGGACCGGACTTTCGTGATCCGCTTGAGATTGCGAAAGTGCTCGGTCCTTTTATTACAGCCGGAGCGGTCTCGCCGAATGATTTACGCGACCTTGCCGGACGGGTGCTTGGAAAAACGCTGGAGGAGTGGCCTGAGGAAATTTATAAACGGCCTGCAGGACAGGATGCGGAAAAGACAAACCTGACTGCGCTCATGCAGGAGCTGAAAGAAAGCATCGAAGACATCAAAACGTCCTGAAGGGAGGTGAATCAAGCAGGTGGCGCGGGAATTAAGAAATGCCAAAATCAGCTTTGTCAGCTATGTGGACAAGGCGGCTAACCAGACAGAATTTTTCTTTACGAAGTCAGCCGGACCTCCGTCATTTGAAAAAAAGGTTCGGCTGTTTACAAAAAGTGAGCAGGATGAACAAAAGCTCGTGTACGGAATCGTGTATGAGCCTGATGTTCCTGATGCCCACGGCGATTTTATGACCGCTGAGGAAATTGAAAAAGCGGCGCACGGCTTTCTCGCGGAGGCACGGGAGATTGATATCAATCACAGCTTTGAGGGCGGAACCGGCGTCGTGGTCGAGTCATATGTGGCGCCCGATGATTTTATGATCGGGTCAAAGCAGATTGCAAAGGGTTCGTGGGTGCTCGTGACGAGAGCGTCTGACGAGGTGTGGGAACAGATTAAGGCTGGAATCATCACCGGCTACAGCATGGCGGGCACTGCTGATGTGTATGAGGAAGAACCGGTTGAAAAGGCGGGATTTTTCAGTGTGTTCAAGCAGATGCTGGCTGACAAAACAGGGAAGGAGACTGAAGAAATGAGAAAAGAAGACATGAAAGAATCATTCGAGCATGCGCTTTACCCTCTGCTCAAACGGCTTGAGCGGATTGAAAAAAACACAGACACGGAGGAAAAGCCGGAGCAGACGGGTGATGACGAGCGTCTGAAAAAGCTCGTTGAGGACCTGCTCGCCCCGCTGATTGAACGAATCGAGGCTTTGGAAAAAGCGCGAGGCGCGTCTAAGCAGACAGCGGACGATGCGGGCGGCAATACAGAGCAAGTTAAAAAATCAATCTGGAGCGGACTGCTGTAAACCAGTCAAAGAGGAGGAAATCAATTGAGAAATCAAGAGATCATTCGGAAAGCGGAAATGTCGCTTTCTGCTTTAAAAAGCGGGGGGCTTATGAATCCTGCGCAAGCATCGGCTTTTATCCGCATGGTGCAAAACACGCCGACCATTTTTAGTGAATCCCGCGTGATTCAAATGGAAAATGACTCGCAAAAATTTGAGAAAATCGGGTTCGGCCAGCGTATTCTGCGGGCTGCTCAAGAAGGAAAAGCACTATCAAACGACGAGCTGACAGTTCCAACGACAAGCACTGTCCAGCTGAACACGAAAGAAGTCATTGCGGAAATCAACATTACGTATGACACACTCGAAAACAATATTGAAAAAGACGGCCTACAGCAGACGATCATGCAAATTTTAGCAGAGCGCGCAGCCGTTGATATTGAAGAGCTGATTGTAAACGGCGATACAGCATCAGCTGATCCGTATCTGGCACAGCTGGACGGCATCCGCAAACAAGCGGTGTCCCACATCGTTGACATGAACGGTGAAGAACTGTCCAGAGCGACATTCAAGAAAGGCTTAAAGGCTGTTCCGCCGAAATATTTGCGTATTCCTCAAGAATTCAGATTCTATACGTCTCACGGCTTAGAAGTTGAATGGAAGGACCGTGTGGCAGACCGCCAGACAAACCTTGGGGACCTGGCTGTTCAGGGTGGTTTATCAACAGCATTCGGCGTACCGGTTAAAGGGGTATCCAATATTCAGCCGTACACAGTCGGTGAGGGAGATGCGCAATATGACGCTTCTGATATCATTCTCACACATCCGAAAAATATCATTCTCGGCTTCTCCCGCAATATCCGAATTGAAGTCGACAAAGACATCCGCTCCCGTAAATTCATTATTGTCTTAACGGCCAAGCTGGACAGCAAGTTCGAAGAAGAGGATGCCTGTGCGAAATTAATTAACGTAAAAGAATAATAGAAACGAGGTGGTCAGCTCATGCTCATTGAACCATCTGACGTAGCCTCCTATTCGGTCTATGCTCGGGTGAAAAACAGGCCGGAAGAATTGCTGGCGCAGGATATCATTGAGGCGGAAGCGGAAGCGGCTCTCATCACGGGCCACTGCTTTGAAGACAGCGTTTATGATCCGCTGCCCAACAAGGCGAAATTGGCTTTGCTGAAGCTTGCCCAGTATTTTGCGCTTGTAAATAGCGATGAATCAGCATCATCAAGCTATCAGTCTGAAAAAATGGGGGATTATTCGTACACGATTTCTGGAGAAGACGGCATTCAGCGGCCAGAGGTGTATCATTTGCTCGAAGAGTTTATCATACCGGGCTACGTCCCTGAATCTTCCAGACTGAAGGTGAGGTCTTTATGAGTTATCAGCAGATGCTCATTCACCGCTGCGACATTTATCATGAAGCGGCGCAAGCGCCGTCTGCAGGCCGATTCGGGATTCCGGCAGCCAAGCTGCAGCCGGTGATTTCATATCCGGACACACCCGATGAACAAGGTGTCCCTTGCTATTTTTCTGAAAAAAACCAGCAGCTGACCCAGGAGGAGCCGGATCAAACTGTATATCACAGCTTTCTCGTCCATTTTCCGTTGTCAGCGGACATCCGCGTGAACGATAAAATCATTTGGGAGAATCATAAATATATACTAAAGCTGCCGAAAAAGATCAGACATCATCATTGGGAAGTCATCGCGGTCAGGGATGAAAGCCTATGAAAATAGCGGGACTGAAACAGCTAAACACGTCATTAAAAAAAGCGGCATCAGGCGGCTTTTCACGTCAGGCATCCCGGTGGCTTGAGGAGTGCGGGCAAGATTTTCTGGAGATCGTCCAATCTGAACTCATCAGCACACAAACGATTGATACAGAAAAACTGCTCAGCTCGTTCGAGAAAGGCGCCGAAGACAATCTCTGGATTGTGCAAAGCGGCGGGCTATCGCTTGAGGTGGGTACACAGCTTGATTACGCCTCATTTCTTAATGACGGCCATTGGACGTCAAAACAAGATGTGAGATGGGTGCCGGGGCATTTCCAAGGCTCGCGGTTTATTTATGATCCCGCGGCTTCAACGGGAATGGCGCTCAAGAAAAAATGGATCCCGGGCACGAGCTACTGGGATCATGCGCTGCTTTTATATGAACAGCTGTTTGAAAAATCGCTGGAAAGCAAATTGCGCCATTGGCTGAAGAAGCTGTAAAGGAGGAGCAGGATGAACAGCGAAACAGGATCGATCATGGCGTTTTTGTACAGCCGGTGGTCTGTTCCCATTTATGAACGTGAGCTGCCTGATCAATTTCAGGTGCCGTCGTTATACGTCCCATCGCCATCTGTTTTCGAGGAAACAGATACGGTCTCCACATTTAAAAAAACCTACAGTCTCAATGTGAAGCTGTTTCATCATGACTCCGTTCAGGCGCTGGATGAAGCGGACAGGCTCGCGGATGCCATCAGAGAAGTGAGAAATATGGTTCCGCTGCTCAGTGAATCCGGTGAGAAGACGGGGGATATGGTTCGCGTTACCCGAATTGAGACAAGGGTAGGAGACAGGGGCGAGGCGGTCATGGTGATCAGGTGGAGCAGCCGATATTATTATCACAAAACAGAACAGCCTGTCTTACAGGATATCGACATGAACAGCGGGGTGAAATAAGCGGTGGCAAAGAACAAACAACAGAAGAAGGCTGTACATACGGAGAGCCGGGAAGCTCTTTTTGATACAGCGGATTTGATTAAGCACGCGAAGGAGCTGTTTGGCGTTAAGCCGGATATCCTTCAGGGGGCTTTATTTGGCGTGGATCAAACACGTATGACGAAATCAGAAGCCAGTCAATTGATTCAAACATTTCTAACCAAGGAGGTCATGTCATCATGAATGGCGGAACATTTACAACAGGCAAAGAAAAAGAACGTGCAGGCATTTATTTTAACTTTAAAACGACAGCGCAGGAGCGGGTGTCACTCGGTGAACGGGGGACAGTCGCACTTCCGGTTGCATCAAGCTGGGGCGAAGCGAAAACGTTCGTCTCCATTTCCAGCGTTGAGGATCTCAACAAAAAAGTGGGCCTCAGCATTGATGATCCATCTTTATTGCTTTTGCGTGAAGCAAAGAAAAATGCGAAAACGGTATTGATGTACCGTCTAACCGAAGGTGTCCGAGCGTCTGCTGATATTGCTGAAGGCGTCAAAGCCACTGCGGTATATGGCGGAACAAAAGGAAATGACATTATCATCCGCATTAATCCAAATGTGCTGGATGCTGCTTCTTTTGATGTAACAACGTATATGGATGAATCAGAGGTTGATAAACAAACCGTCAAAAAGGCTGAAGAATTAACAGCTAACGGCTATGTCACCTTTACTGGAACAGGCGATCTTTCTTCGACGATTCCGCTCACTGGATCAGAAGGAGACACTTCAGCTGAGACATTGAATGCATCTGCAGGAATCCGTTTATCCGGCGGTACGGATAAAGCTCCTGTCAACTCCGACTATACAGATTTCTTAGCCGCGGCTGAAACGGAGAACTTTGATGTGATTGTGCTGCCTGTTGCGGAAGGTGATCAGCTGAAGGCGACATTTGCTGCTTTCATTAAGCGTCTTCGCGACGGCCAAGGACAAAAAGTGCAAGGGGTCACAGCCAATTATGCAGGTGACTATGAAGGCATCATCAACGTAACGGAAGGTGTGCTGCTGGAAGATGGCACGGAAGTTACGCCAGACAAAGCAACGGCTTGGGTAGCTGGAGCGAGTGCAGGAGCAACCTTTAATCAATCACTTACATTTGTAGAGTACGAAGGCGCCGTTGATGTGTTACACCGCCTTGACCACGATACGATTGTTGAACGCCTGGGCAAAGGAGAATTTTTATTCACATTCGACGCCCGCGATAAATCTGTCAGCGTAGAAAAGGACATTAACTCACTCGTTACGTTCACAGCTGAGAAAAACAAAAAATTTGCGAAAAACAAAATCGTACGTGTCCTGGACGCTGTGAATAATGATTTAACACGCGAACTGAAAGCCTTAATTAAATCAAGAAAAGGCAGCGGAAGCGATATTCCGGCGTCTGAAGACGGACTTCAATATGTGAAAACGATGATCACGCAATATATGACAACTCTTCAGGATGCTGGCGGCATCACTGGCTTTGATTCTGATGAAGATATCACAATTTCAATGAATGAAGACCGTGACGGCTTCTTGATTGACCTGGCTGTACAGCCTGTCGACGCAGCAGAAAAATTCTACTTTAATGTGGAGGTAAACTAATATGGCATTAAAAGCACAGAACACAATCTCAGGAAAAGAAGGCCGCTTATTTCTCGATGGTGAAGAAATGGCGCACATCAAAACATTTGAAGCAAATGTGGAGAAAAACAAGTCTGAAGTAAACATTATGGGCCGCCGCATGACAGGCCATAAAACAACAGGGGCAAACGGAACTGGAACAGCAACGTTTTATAAAGTCACATCAAAATTCGTGATTCTGATGATGGACTATGTCAAAAAAGGCAGTGATCCTTACTTTACGCTGCAAGCTGTGCTGGATGATAAGTCCTCCGGACGAGGCACAGAGCGAGTCACGCTGTACGACGTCAACTTTGACTCTGCCAAAATCGCAAGCCTTGATGTCGATTCAGAAGCGCTAGAGGAAGAAGTTCCATTTACATTCGAAGACTTCGACGTGCCTGAAAAGCTTTCTGACACGTTTTAATCAAAGCTGAACGAGCCATACGCAGACCTTTCTCAGAAAGGTCTGTTTTTTACATGATGAAATCTATTAAAAGAGATAAGGGAGTTTTTTACATGAGCGAGAAGAACGAAAACGTATATGATCTTTCCTTTTTTATGCCGGGAAAAACAATTGAAGCTGAGGAAATCAAAGTGCCGATCTCAAAGCGTTTTGTTGATAAAAAAGGGAATATCGTGCCATTTATTTTTAAAGCGATTACGACGGAGCGCATTGATGAATTGGAAAAAGAAACAACAACGTATAAAAATGTCAAAGGCAGAGGCCGTGTAAAGGATTTAGACAGCCAGCGCTTTTATGCCCGAATCGCAGTTGAATCAACCGTTTACCCTGACTTCCGTTCAAAAGATCTTCGAGAAGCTTACAAAACGGCTGACCCGGTAGAAGTTGCGAAACGTGTCCTGTCTGTAGGAGGCGAATACGCAAACTGGCTCAACAAAGCGATTGAGATTAATGGATTCGAAGATGAATTAGAGGATCTGGAAGAAGAAGTAAAAAACTAATCAAGGATGGGCATAAAGAAGCCGTGTACCTCTACTATGCGATGCACGAGCTTCATTATTCTCCATCAGATTTATTAAAACTGTATGAAGCGCCCAGAAACTTTAAGGCGCTTTTGTATGGACTGATTGGATATAAGCTGGATCTCCTTGAAAAACAAGCAAAGAAGGGAGGGGCATCGTAATTGGCAAAGCTGACAGCAAGATTTGATATGGAAGACCGTGTAAGCAAAAAATTAAGAAAGATACAAAATGGATTTAGAGCGCTTGAAAAATATAGAAAAATGGCGCAGCGAAAAAGCGCTATCGATATACGAAAAGATAGTAAAACTATATTAAGAACTATTGACCGCATACAAAAATCTCTAAAGAAAAAGCTTGGTTCTCAAATGATTTCCATCTCAGCTGAGGATAACGCCAGCACTGTCATTCAGCAGGTTCAAACTCAATTGCAGGGATTGCCGGCATCCGTATCTATTAAAATCGGCGCTAGTGATCAAGCAACAGAAAGATTTGAACGATTAAGAGAGCTCGTTGCAGGTTTTAAAGGTTTTACGATCACGTTGAGTGCAGAAGATCAAGTTTCGCCGGCTGTGCAAAAAATAAAGCGTTATATGGAAACCGCACTTAAAAATGGTTACTCTGTTACAATACGCGTGATTGATCACGTCATGAAAACAGTCGGTCGCATTTCAGCCGGTATTGATGCCTTAACAGGAACAGACAACAAATTGGAGCTGGCTATTAATGACAAGGTGTCAGATAAGCTAGATTCATTGCAGAAAAGAATTGACAGCATGAGAAGCTCAGGTTCACCCGATAAAGCAACCCCTTCAGCTGGAGGAAATACAGGTGATATTGCAAGCATGTTTGATCCAGAAACGATTTTGACAGCACTGGACAAATTTGCTGCATCATTCATGGAAAAAGTGGATGAGATCGCCACAAAATTCAGCCCGGAAACAATCCTGACAGAGCTGGACAAGTTCACAACATCATTTATGAGTAAGGTGGATGAGATCGCCACAAAATTCAGCCCGGAAACAATCTTGACAGAGCTGGATAAATTTACAACATCGTTCATGAATAAGGTGGATGAGATCGCCACAAAATTCAGCCCGGAAACAATCCTGACAGAGCTGGACAAGTTCACAACATCATTTATGAGTAAGGTGGATGAGATCGCCACAAAATTCAGCCCGGAAACAATCCTGACAGAGCTGGACAAATTCACAACATCATTTATGAGTAAGGTGGATGCAATTGCGACAAAGTTCAGTCCAGAAACGATTTTGGCACAGCTGGATAAGTTTACAACATCGTTCATGAGCAAGGTGGATGCAATTGCGACAAAGTTCAGCCCAGAAACGATTCTGGCACAGCTGGATAAGTTTACAACATCGTTCATGAGCAAGGTGGATGCAATTGCGACAAAGTTCAGCCCAGAAACGATTCTGGCACAGCTGGATAAGTTTACAACATCGTTCATGAGCAAGGTGGATGCAATTGCGACAAAGTTCAGCCCAGAAACGATTCTGGCACAGTTGGATAAGTTTACAACATCGTTCATGAGTAAGGTGGACGCAATCGCTACGAAGTTCAGTCCGGAGACGCTTCTAAAACAGCTGGACAAGTTTACAGGCTCATTTATGAAGAAAGTAGACGAAATTGCAAGTAAATTCAGTCCTGAAGCCATTTTTAAGCAGCTGGACAAATTCACAGGCTCATTTATGAAGAAAGTAGACGAAATTGCAAGTAAATTCAGTCCTGAAGCTATTTTTAAGCAGCTGGACAAATTCACAGGCTCATTTATGAAAAAAGTAGACGAAATTGCAAGTAAATTCAGTCCTGAAGCCATTTTTAAGCAGCTGGACAAATTCACAGGCTCATTTATGAAGAAAGTAGACGAAATCGTAAGCAAATTCAGTCCTGAAGCCATTTTTAAGCAGCTGGACAAATTTACAGAGTCCTTTATGAAAAAAGTAGATGATATTGTAAGCAAATTTAGCCCGGAAACCATTTTTAACGAACTAGACAAGTTTACAGAATCCTTTATGAAAAAAGTGGACGATGTCGTGAGCAAATTTAGTCCGGACGCGATTATCACTAAAGCAGAAGACTTTGTAACAAATATTGTTGACAAAATCTCAGAAAAATTCAATTTCCTGAACCCGGATAAAATCGCCAATAAAGCGGAAAAGTTTTTTGATAATATTATCTCAAAAATCGCGAAAAAATTTGAGAAATTCAGCCCTGATAAAATTATTGAAAAAGTGGGAGAGTTTTTTGAAAAGATTATAAAAGGCATTGCTGAAAAGCTAGGGAATCTGGATATTGGAGGACTGCTTGGCGGCAAATCCAGCGGAAGCAAAGGCAAACAAAAAGCCTCAAAAGCCAATACAAAGAACTCTACTTCTAACAACTCAAACCGCACTAAAAAACCTTCTATGAATCAAAAAGCGTCAGGTTCTAAATCGAAGAAGTCAGGCGGCAAATGGGGCGGGGCTTGCGGATGCTGCTGTGCCGGAATCAGTACAGGCAAAAGCAAAAAAGTCAAAAATAGAAACGGTTCATCAAACAAAGGCAATAATACAAATCCTGTGAATACGCCTAAATCGGCAAAAGCAGCTAAAGGCACATCAGGCAAAGGTTTTTCAGGCCTGCTGAAAACATTGGGAGAATCAAAAGGTTTGAAGGGCGGACTGAAGGGCTTAAAAGGAGCCGCAAAAGGAATACCGGGATTAGGCGAAATTTTGTCTCTTACTGACCTAGCCGGAATCAACAAGGATAATGCCGGTGAAAAGGTAGGTTCAGCCGGCGGAGGTTTGGCAGGAGCAGCTGCCGGAGCGGCTATTGGAAGCGTTGTGCCGGGAGTCGGAACCGCTATTGGCGGTGTTGTAGGAGGAATTGCCGGCACTTTCGGTGGTGAAAGTTTAGGGAAGGCAATTGATGCCGGCGCTCTAAATGATACATGGAACAGCATTACAGAGGGTGCGCAAAATGCCTGGTCTGCCATTCAGGGTACTTGGGGAACTGTATCAACATGGTTTACGGACAATGTTTGGACACCAGTGTCATCCGCGGTTATGGGGGTGGCTACAAGTATATGGTCAAACCTCGTAAACGCATGGACAACGATACAAACAATTTTCAGTACCGTATCAACATGGTTTATGGACAATGTTTGGACACCGGTGTCATCCGCGGTTGTTGGTGTGGCCACAGCCATATGGTCTAAAATTGTAAACGCATGGACGACGATTAAAAATGTGTTCAGTACAGTTGCTTCATGGTTTATGAGCAATGTGTGGGGGCCAGTCAAATCCGCTGTTATCGGAGCGGCAACCACAATCTGGGATAAAATGACCGGCGCTTGGACTAAAATTAAGAGTGTGTTCAGTACGGTATCAGGATGGTTCATGGATACAGTCTGGAACCCGGTGAAAAATACAGTCTTAGATGTAGGCAAGGGAATATCCGATGCTTTCAAAAAAGCTTTAGACACCGTCAAGAACATTTGGAAGGGTCTGAGCGGCTGGTTTAAAAAGAATATTCAAGAACCTCTTACAAAGGTCGGAGAAACCATTTCAGATGCTTTTTCTAAAGCGTTCGGCTGGGTGAAGCAAATTTGGGATAAAGCTGGCGGCGTAGCTAGTAAAGTGATTAATTTTGTAACCGGCGGCGGAGATCCGAATAAAGGTAAGGATCCGGATAAAAATGCCACAGGCGGCTACATCACCAAACCAACCATCTCTTGGATCGGTGAAGCCGGCAAGGAATTCGTTATCCCGGTTGATAACAACCGAGGCCGGGGGAAGATGCTTCTTTCACAAGCGGCGTCTAAGCTGGGTATGCAAGTCGTAGACGACATGGGAGCCGCCTCGTCTTCTGGTGGAAATCCGGTATCATCTGTTTCAGCAGGAGGAGCCGCTTCCAGTCCGTTAGCAGGATCAGCCTCTCCATCAATGGACACTGCAAATCTTACAGGCCAAGCGTCCACACTCGGACAGCAATTTTCAGAAGGCTTTGGTAAAGGCATCAGCAATCAGCCAGTCAAAATGGAAGATTGGAAAAAGAAAAACATCAATACGCCATTTACACAAATGATTTCTTCTTCACCAAATTACGGAAAACAAATGGTGAGCGGCTATGCCAAGGGTCAAAACGGCACTGCAACCGGAACAGATGGCTTTTTGCAATCCAAAGTTAAAACGCCGTTCCAAGCTACTGTGAACAAATCGTCCTCATGGGGCACAGGAACGGTCAAAGGCTTTGCACAAGGGCAAAACTCAACTCAAACAGGGACAGCACAGTATGTCAGCACACATGTTGACAAACCGTTCCTGCGTTCAAAAGACACATCCAACAGCTGGGGTTCAGGCATGGTTGGAAACTTTGTGACAGGCATGAATTCTAAATCCAGTGAAGTAAAACAAGCTGCAAAGGATATGGCGAAGAGAGTGGAACAGGCTTTTCGTGAGGAATTAGATATCCATTCACCTTCCCGCGTCATGATGAGCCTGGGGCGTTTTGCTTCAATCGGTGTTGTCAAAGGTCTTGGATCAGTAGATGTAAAGAAATATGCTGAAAAACAAGCTGGATCACTGGCTGCTGCTTATTCAGGGATGGGCGCTATGAGCGGGAATGTGAAACAGTGGATTATGGCTGCTCTCATGGCCACAAAGACACCGATGAGCTGGCTTCCGGGACTAATGACAATTGCACAGCATGAATCCGGAGGCAACCCGAACGCAATCAACCTGTGGGACAGCAACGCAAAAGCGGGGCATCCGTCACAAGGGCTCATGCAGACGATCCCAAGCACCTTTAATGATCATAAAGCACCAGGTATGGGTAACATTAAAAACCCGATTCACAACGCAGCTGCTGCGATCGGCTACATTAAAAGCAGATATGGGTCAATCCACAATGTACCGGGGATTAAAAGCTTGAATCATGGCGGACCGTATGTTGGATATGCCAACGGCGGGCTGATTACAAAAGAACAAATTGCCCGTGTCGGTGAAGGAAACAAGCGGGAATGGATCATTCCGGAGGAGCGGGGCATACGCGGTCGCTACCTCCTTCAGAAAGCGGCGCAAGCTCTTGGTATGGAAGTGACAGATCCATCTCAATCCCAGCAGTCTGAGCTTTCTTCAGGACAAGTTTCAGCCGTTACCTCTGGAACCCGGCAGACGATACACACAGTCGGAACGAAAAAAATTAAGATTGAGTTTAACGGCGATCAGCATTTCCATAATGAACAGGATGCTGACAGCCTAGTAGCAAAAATCAAGCAGGCATTACTTGATGAATTACAAAAAGACATTAACACCGGATCAAAGGGGGTCGTGGCTTTTGACTAAGTCTGTCTATGAATTTTGGATATCACAGGGAAAAGAAAAGCTGCGATTCCCTATTCTTCCTGAAGCGATTGACATAGCGAATAGTGTACAAAATGACTCAGTAAAGATAACAGGACTTGGTGAACTAACGTTTATTGAAGAACCCGGAGCGAAAGAAATTTCATTTTCTTCTTTTTTTCCAAAAAAGTATACGCCGATAGCTGAATATCAAAATCTCCCGTCTCCGGAAAATGCCATTGCGAAAATTGAAAAATGGATGAAAGCTAAAAAATCTGTCCAATTTTTAATTACGGGAACAAAAATCAATATGACATGCAGCATTGAAAGCCTTAAATACAGTGAAGGAGACAATGAGATAGGAGATAGGGATTTTGATATTGTACTAAAAGAATACAAAACCGCTTCCCCCCGAAAAATCAAGCAGAAGAAAAAAACAAAGGCAAAACGGCCGTCGAAGGCATCTCCGAAAACCTATACAGTGAAAAAGGGAGACACGCTGTGGGACATTGCCGGCAGGTTTTACGGGAACAGCACGCAATGGCGCAAAATTTGGAACGCCAATAAAACAGCAATGATTAAACGAAGCAAACGAAATATCAGGCAGCCGGGCCACTGGATTTTTCCCGGCCAAAAATTAAAGATACCGCAATGAAACAGGTGATGTATGATGATTGAACTGTTCGTCATTAAAGACACAGAGTGGCTTGAGCTGGTTGCAGAAAGCGTATCGCTGGAAGGCCACCGTTATCAGGCGCCGCGCTCCATTGAAGCGACCATCGTCATCAAACAGGGCGATCAGACGTATTACAGCGTCACTGAAGGAGATACGGTCTTATTTAAGTGGAAGGGAAAAGAGCTTTTTCGGGGCATTGTTTTTGCAAGAACCCCGGACGAGCATACGCTTGCTTTCAGCGCATACGATATGCTTCAGTACCTGGTCAAAAATCAGGATGTTTACGTGTTTTCCAATCAGCGCGCTGATCAGATGATCAAAAGGATCGCCAATGATTTTCAAATACCGACGACCTCGATTGCGAACACAGGCCATACGATTAAAAGCCTTGTTATTAAAAATGATACGACCCTGTATGACATCATACTAAAAGCGTTGAAACAGACGAAAAGCCAGACGGGACGACATTATCAGCTGTATTCGGAAAAAGGAAAGCTCGGTCTGCGCGCTTGGCCAGATCCGTCAGAGGTATGGGTGCTAGAAACAGGCGTCAACATCACGGGCTACCAATTCAGCACTTCTATAAACGACACTGCCACACGGGTGGTGCTCCGCCGGCAGAAGGACAATAAGACGTATAAAGCCTCTGCCAAGGACAGTTCAGGCGTAAACAAATACGGTGTGCTTCAATATACGGAAACGGTCACTGATGACATCAACCAGGCACAGCTTCAGCAGCGGGCAGATGTGCGCCTTGCTGAAAAAAAGGGCGTGAAAAAAGAACTGAAAAATATTCAGGCAGTCGGCATCCCAGAAGTGCAAAGCGGTTTGCCTGTCTATATTTCCATACCGGAGGCCGGGATCAAGAAAACCTACTGGGTGGATACGGACCGGCACGAGTTTAAAGGAACGAAACATACGATGACCATTGATGTTGTCGAAAAGAATACGATGCCGGAAGGAGTTTCCTGATGAGATTGAGTGAGGCTATTAAACATTTGGCCGTTGGCGCAGTTGACGCTGAGTCTCCGGTGGAGCTGCTGCCGGCTGAGGTGGTTTCGGTTTCTCCAGTTGAAATCAAATTAAAAGAAAACAGCAAACTGATCATACCGGCTGACGCCATCATCATCCCAAAACGAATGCAGTCCGGAGGAGAAGATGCACTCGAGCCGGGGGATCGCGTCATGACCGCGGCTCTGACTGGCGGGCAATCGTTTTTTATTTTAGATAAAGTATAGACAAACCGCTTCGTATGAAGGGGTTTTTATTTAGCTTGTAAAAAGGAGTGGGCATCATGGCCCTGACACCAGAAGTGGAGTTTGAGGATATCGAAGATGACAGCGAAGTCATTGAAACCTCTAAAACATACAAAATAGATTTTGAAAACGGAAGAATTACAAATGAACTGATTACCGGACTTGAAGCGATCAGACAGTTCGTGTATATCGCCTTACAAACAGAACGATATGCGTACTCCGTATACAGTCATAATGTCGGAAATGAGCTTCAGGACGTGCTTGCAGATCATGAGACGACTGATGCCTACAAAAAAATGGAGATTCCGAGGCTGATAGAAGAGGCACTGGTTTATGACGACCGGATATCTGCTGTAACCGATTTTGAGATAGAAAAACAAGGCGATGCGTTTCATGTTTCCTTTTTGGTGGAGACAGATGAAGGGACGCTTGAGATTGAGGAGGTGATCGGCGAAGATGTTTGAAGATCAGACCTTTGAAGAGATTATGGAGCGTATGCTGAACAGCATCTCCGCAGATATTGACACAAGAGAAGGCAGCGTCATTTATAATGCCTTAGCTCCGGCGGCAGCCGAGCTTGCGAAGTCATATATATGGCTGGATACAGTGCTTGAGCTAGTCTTCTCTGATACCGCGCAAGGCGAATTTTTAGACCGGCGTGCAGCGGAAGCTGGGATTGAACGGACAGCCGCGACAAAGGCGGTCAGAGCGGGAGAGTTTACGTCTGGGATTACCATTCCTGTGGGCTCCCGCTTCTATGTGGATAATCTTTATTTTCAATATACGGCGGACGGGACGCTCATCTGTGAAACACCTGGTGAAGCAGGAAACGCCAATCTGACCGGACGCAATTTACTGTCGCTGGATACCATTCCCGGATTAGAAACAGCCATTGTCAAAGAAATCCTGATCCCGGGGCGAGAGGAAGAAGGAGATGACAGCTTAAGAGAACGGTATTTTACAAGGGTTAGGCGCGAGGCTGTCAGCGCTAACAAAATGCACTATAAAGAGTGGGCTGAAGAAGTGGACGGTGTTGGAAAAGCAAAGATCTTCCCGCTTTGGAACGGAGACGGCACGGTCAAAATTGTCGTCACGAATGCGAATCTTGAGCCGGCTTCCAGTATCTTAATTCAAAAAGTGAAAGATTATATCGACCCTGAACCAGGACAAGGGGAGGGGCAGGCGCCAATCGGAGCCGTTGTCACAGTAGAAAGCGCCGTTTGGAAGGAAGTTGAGATTTCTGCCGAAGTGCTGCCTGAGATCAATCACTCAATTGATGAAGTGAAGTCAGAAATTGAAGAGGGCGTTTTAAATCTCTTTAAAAAAATGGCGTTCGAAGACAACGTCATCCGCCTTTCTCAAATTAACAATATCGTCTATAATTCACCGTCAGTCAGTGATTATTCCAACATTAAAATCAACGGCACCTCCGAAAATTTGGTGCTGAGCGACGTGGAAATTCCTAAGCTTGGGCAGGTGAAGATCATTGAGCAAACAAGATGACATGACAGCGTATCTGCCTCCGTTTCTCACCAGCCTTAAAGAAATGGCTGAGCTGCTGAAAGCGGAAGCGCCTGAGTTTGATAAACAGAATAACAGCATATTTGATCTGACGGATCAGCTATTTGTACCGACAGCGACATGGGGGCTCAGCCGCTGGGAAAAGATTTTAAACGTGCCGCGGGAATCAGGTGACACCGATGAAATCAGACGATTGCGGCTCATTTCTAAAATGTCGAACATCCCGCCAATCACCTACAGGGCCATTGAGCAGGCCGTGAATCGTTTCTTAAAAAAACCGTCTGCACAGATCCGCCTGCTGCCCGGCGAATACCGATTTAACGTAGATATCAATGTTGATGACCTTCAGCACATGAATGAACTGATCGAAGTCATCGAAAACATGAAGCCCGCTCATTTGGCGTATACGCTCAGAGGCGGATTAAATGAGACGATTCAAATCAAAGATACAGTTATCCTGAATCACCGCAGATACCGAACAGCCAGTGAGCTGAAAGTCGGTTATTCTGTCACCCTTAACAACAATGAGGTGGTTTTAACTTGATTTCAACCATATACAGAGAACGTACAGCTGCTGATCTAAAAAGCAGAATTGCTCACGTGCTGCTTAACGGACAAAAAACAGAAATAGTAGAGCTCTCCATTGACGGAGCGACAGTCACCGTTCTGACAAAACGTGAGGAAGACATCAAGCATATCGAAACGGTACAAATTTTTGACGAACTGGGCAACATCATTACAGAAAGAAAAACAGACCTGGACGTCAGCGAAAACAGAACACTCGATTTCAGATTTACTTTTGAGGTGGTGTAAACATGGCATACGAAGAAAAAACAGACTGGCTTCCGGATGACCCAATCAACGAAGATGACGTCAACCGCTGGGAAAAAGGAATAAAAGACGCCCACACAGACCTGGCCGCCCACAAAAACGACATGAACAACCCCCATAACACAACAAAGGCACAAGTCGGGCTGGGGAATTTGGATAATGTTCAGCAGGCGGCGAAGAAGGATTTTGAACTGCATGTGCAAGATCAGGTGCGGCATATTACAGAGAAAGAGCGGGAGAAATGGAACGGCGGTCAGTTATCTAAGATTACGAAAGATGATGGTTCAGTCTTTATCAGTATTGATAATGGACAAGACTTTAACGAGGTAGCTGCTCAACAAAAGAGATCATTTACTTTTCACACAGCAAAAACAAGCGTGAATACACCCCCGCAACCTACTAATGGCATTTATTTGTACTCTTCTGAAAATGATGGGGAAGCAATCGCCATGACAAATGACGGAGGAATTTGGAGAAAAACATTAACCAGCGGTGAGTGGTCCGAATGGGTATCTTTCGAGACAGAAGCTGGATCTAAGAGTAAGGCTGAACAGGCTGAGAAAAATGCTAAAAATTATATAGACAATCATACTGATAATAGCAGTATTCATATCACCAATGATGAGCGTGTGAAATGGAACGGAGCTCAACTGACAAAGTTAACGAAAGATAACGGCAGAAGAACCTGGGTACCTGATGGGACTGATATTCTATCATTATCAACGGGATTTTATTATGGAGTAGGAAAGAATTTAGTAAACAATCCAGTTGATGATAATAATGCTTGGTATAACTACGACGTGATAGAGGGTGAAAGCGGCAGAAAAACAATTGTTGCTTACCAAAGCTTTGAAGTCACCATGTGGATTGGAATGGTGCATACTGACGGGGAATTCAGAGGATGGAAACGTCTGGTCACATCAGAAGAATTGAATAGTGAAAATATCAATAAAATTGCCGATGAGTCTCTTTATCAAGATGCATCATACTCAGGAAACAACTATCCTATTGGTATTACCACTGTCGGAATTCTTCAGGGGTCTACAGGATATCCCCATGAGTACGGTGAAGTGCTGAATATAAAATCTAGTAAATACCGTTTTGCTCAAATTTTCTTTTATGCCGGTAACACAGGCCAAAAGAAAGTATTTATTCGTCATTGGTACGATACTGTAGGCTGGACTGAGTTTATTACCATTCCTTCATCAGATGAGCTAGAATCTGTTTTAAATACAGCAAAGCTTTATACGGACAGTCATGCAAATAACATGGAAATCCATGTCACGCAGAACGATAAAACTAAATGGAATAACAGCCAGATTTTCAAATTGACTCAAGATGATGGAACGTTGGGAAAATTCTACAATGAAGATTTAAATAATATAACAAAAACAGGATTTTATTATATTTATTCTTCGACCACGGAATTAAATGCTCCAATTAATAGAAATGGGTATTTGCTTGTCTATAATGTTGAAACTTATCCTTATCAAGAGTTTACTTCTTATTCGGGATATTCAGATTCAATTCCAGACAATAGAAGAAAATTTATCAGAAATAAAAAGCAAGATTCAGAAGAGTGGACTCCATGGATGGAGATCGAATATTCACAAGGAGCACAAGCAAAAGCAGATAAAGCCTTAGCTGATGCAAAAAACTATGTTGACACAAATTATACAAATCAAAAATTAACCAAACTTACAGGGTCTAATGCAATTCAAGATGCAAGAACTGGAGGGGATGAGTATCCTCAGGGATTAACTTTAATAGATATAGGTCAAGGAAATAATACCGGTTACCCACTTCGTTATGGCTTCGTGAAAAATGAGAAATACAGTGATTTTAGATTTGCTCAATATTTTTATGGGACTGGAAATGAATCTGGCAGTTATATTGATAGTACCGGTACATGGATACGTCACTGGTGGAGTGGTTCAGGCTGGACAGCTTGGCATAAAATTTCTGGATTCGCTCATGCGTATATCCGAACTACAGGTATTCAGTATCTTGATAAAGCAGCCCATACAAAAATTCAGTTCAATCGCAAAATTAAAGATAGTCACAATGCTTTTGACACAAAAAATAGTAGATTCGTTGCTCCTAATGATGGAATGTTTTTAGTAGGAGTTGGGCTGTATATGATAAATACACCGGCTTACATCAATTTTCATTTGAAACTCTATCTAAATGGATCATTGTATAAACCAATTGACCATAAGAGAGGGGACTTTGTTGATAAGGAAAATGAAATGAACCTTGACTTAAATGGTAATGTAACCGTTCCTATGAACAAAGGTGACTATATAGAGATCTATTGCTATTGCAACTATCATGGTACTGATAGAAGAGGTGTATCCGATTATAACGAAGTATACAATTATATAGACATTCAAGAACTTGGAGGGCTTAACTATCCTACAGTATAAGTATAGGAGGAAAAACGATGATCGCAGAAGCAATCATGTATAAATACCCTAATACAGATCCAACAAAAGATTTTATCGTTCAAAATGACGGGGAAGGGTCTTATATAGCTGAATGGAACCTGCGCGCCCCAATCCCAACCCAAAAAGAACTCGAATCCTGGTGGGAAGAGCTGCAAAAAAACCCACCGTATGAGCCGCCTGATCAGGTGGAGCTTCTCGCTCAGGAATTGTCACAAGAAAAGCTGGCTCGTAAGCAGCTAGAAGAGCTGAACAAAACGTTAGGGAGCGAACTGGCAGATATAAAGCTTGCATTACTTTCCTTGAAAGGAGGCCATGCTGAATGAATTATTGGGTGCTTGCCCTCTATTATGAGTGGGCGACAACGGATATGGTGAAACAGGCCATCGCGTATCAAGACTGTTCAATTGAGGATTTGGCAGAGGGTGTGAACAAAAAGCTAATTACATCTGACCAGTATAAAGAAATTACCGGTAAAGCCATGTAAGGCTTTTTTATTTTGCCTGTTTTTAGATCAAAAGGAGGATGAAGATGGTGAAGTATCAATATGAATTTCCTCTCGATAAGACTGGAAAAGCCGGAGCTGTAAAGCCCTATAGAGGAGAAAAAAATGATTTTGTGACACCTGTTTTGAACTTGTCAGGTGTTGCGGAGATTTTAACAAACGCTGCCTTAAAGGCGACTGAGGCATACAGTCAGCTCGGGCAAGACAGGCTGGGCGCAGTTCTGGTTTCGAAAGTGAAGGGATGGGCGTATGCAGATCGTGAAGGTACGCTCTTTATAGAAGAAAGCGACAATAACAATGCTTGGACAACGACAGCAGCAGTTAATGTCGCAGCGGGTGTCCTGACAGCGACAGACTGGGTGTACCTTTCTAAACGCTATTACCGCTTCCGTTATGTGAATGGGAATCTTCAGCAATCTGAGTTTGTTTTATACCAATCAGTCGGTGCGGGAGAAATGGACGTGCGTGTAAATGAAAAAGCCCCTTTGCAGATAGACTTTTCGGAGCTTCAGACAGACGATGGCCGGCTGAAAGTGGAGGCTGGCAAGACGTTTGACTTTGTCTTTCATGAAAATGCCGAGTCCGCGGGTGAGGGTGCCGCTTTACCCGTGGATGGCACCGCACATTTACTCGTTGAAGTATACGGCACAGCGGAAACGAGTGAGGTGAAATTTTGGGGGAAATCAATGTCAGGACAGAAACTTCCGATCAGAGGCGTGAAATCTGATGATGCGTCCTCTGCCTCGAGTACGTTAGGGAAAGCTGAGGCGTGGGCCTTTAATATTAAAGGGTTTAAGGAGATCATCATGGAGATTGCCAGTATCACCGGCGGGACTCTTTCGATAAAAGGAACCGTGGTTTCATAACCATTTCGGCCCTCGGAAGGGAGGTGATCCGCATGTAAAGGAGGAGTGAGTGATGCAGCAAGAGATAGATGTAAATGTGGTTCAGCAGGATTTAGCAGACATGAAAGGTGAGCACAAAGCGCTGGAGCAGAGGGTTTCCGTATTAGAACGAGTGTCTGACCGGCAAGATCAGCAAATCATGACGCTGAACGAAAAATTAAACAAAATTGATGAAAATACAACGTGGATTAAACGCACCATCACAGGTGCCATCATTACAGCAGTATGCACAGGGATCATTGGCGGAGCCATCGCCATTATGTACAACCTGCTGCAGCATTAAAGGGGGATTTTTATGAAAACGTTTGACAAAGGCACGGTCATTAGGACGGTGCTTCTTTTGGTTGCATTAATCAACCAGACCATGCTGATGCTTGGCAAATCACCATTGGACATTGAAGAGGAGCAGGTCAATCAGCTTGCTGACGCTCTTTATTCTGCCGGATCTGTCATTTTCACAATTGGAACGACACTTGCCGCTTGGTTTAAAAACAATTATGTAACAGAAAAAGGGAAAAAACAGCGTGACTTGTTAAAGGAAAACAATCTGACCAAATAAGGAGAGATCTAAATGGTAAACATTATTCAAGACTTTATTCCAGTTGGTGCAAATAACCGTCCAGGCTACGCAATGACGCCGCTTTACATTACAGTGCACAATACAGCGAACACTGCAGCCGGAGCGGATGCTGAGGCGCATGCCCGCTATTTGAAAAATCCTGATACGGCGACAAGCTGGCATTTTACAGTTGATGATACAGAAATTTATCAGCATCTGCCTTTAAATGAAAACGGCTGGCATGCAGGAGACGGAAACGGCAGCGGCAACCGGGCTTCTATTGGGATTGAAATTTGTGAAAATACCGATGGGGATTTTGTACAAGCAACAGCTAATGCCCAGTGGCTCATCAAAACATTAATGTCTGAACACAATATCAGTCTCGCCAATGTCGTCCCTCATAAGTATTGGTCTGGGAAGGAATGTCCGCGCAGACTATTGGATACGTGGGATACATTTAAAGCAGGGATTGGGGGAGGCGGCAGCCAAACTTACGTTGTGAAACAAGGTGACACGCTTACATCCATAGCGAGAACGTTCGGTGTTACTGTTGCTCAGCTGCAAGAGTGGAACAATATCGAAGACCCGAATTTCATCAAGGTCGGTCAAGTGTTAATTGTAAGTGCGCCATCGTACGCTGAAGAACCAGAACTCTATCCGCTACCTGACGGCATTATCAAACTAACAACGCCTTACACCTCAGGAGAACACGTCTTTCAGGTGCAAAGAGCATTGGCGGCCCTTTATTTTTATCCTGATAAAGGAGCTGTTAACAACGGAATTGACGGCATTTACGGACCGAAAACAGCTGATGCAGTTGCGCGTTTTCAGTCTGTTAACGGTCTAACCGCCGACGGTATTTACGGACCGGCGACTAAAGCGAAGATCGCTGCACAATTAAGCTGATCACAGCGCACGGAAAATCCCGGAGTTTCTCCGGGATTTATTTTTTCTTCTTTAACTTTTTTAAAATTCCTGCACTCCGCTCTCTCACCCGAAGCGAATACCCGGAAAGGCCAAACTTTCCGTAATCAACAAACTTCACACGCCTCACCAATTTTTTCACTGTATCACCTGACAATATCCTCTGTTTGTTTTATTATATGTAACCCTTATAAGAAAAGGAATAAGGACAAGAGCTGTTTTCTCTTGTCCTTTTAGTGTGATCATGCTTTTTTTCGTTTATACTCGTCAATCAGCCGTTCGTTTTCTTTGAAGATTCTTGCAGTATGCGGACTGACTTGATAGCTCGCGACACTGGTAGTTGAACGTTTTTTCAGGATTTTAAACGGCTTCGCCGCTCGGGGCTCGCATCCGTTTTGAAATGCGCGTTCCAT